GGGCAACGGTAGCTATGTACTAGGCCGTCATTGCCTACTTTGTGTAGGCCTTCAAATTTCTTTACGAGGCGAATACCCGCCTCGCTGACTGTATCGGGGATCATATCTTATCCTGAGGTAGAAGCATACGGCGATCGAGTGGCCGGTGACATCATGCCAGTACGAGTGATCGTGCTGTCCTTGATGCTATCCAGAGCGTTAAACATCTGGTCAATGTCATAGCCGAACTGGCTGATACGGTTACCTTGCTGGTCAAATTGAGAGACCATCAGGTTGCCGTTACTGTCAATAGCCCGTTTTGTTTGTTGTCCCTGTGCATCCACGCTGTTAGCGATCAGGCGACCTTGCGTATCGAAGGCATCCGCTAGGGCTGTATAGTTGTCTTTTACTTCGCCCTCTAGCTGGTCACCCTGCGCCGTAACAAGATTACGCACATCAGACAGCTTTGCCAAATACTCAGACTGCTGGCGTCGGCTTTCGTCTGTTGTCGCCTCTACACCCATCGTAAGTGAACGTGCTACTTCAGCGAAGTTTGTTTCTGCACTTCGGGCGGCGTCCTCGATCTCACGCCGGTTCTCATTAACTTGAGTTGCAGTAGCGGCGGTGCTGTCTGCGATAGAAGAGTTAATACCGGATACCGCATTCTCTAGGCCACTCTGAATGTCATTACGGGCACGGTTTGCCAAAGTGGTGTTTGTGTCGTACTGCTGCGTAAAGTCTCCGAAGTCTGAGTTGAGGCCATCTAGTGTGCCGCTGATATTAGACTGACCCTCAGACAAGTCGCCGTAGTAGGTGTCGAGGTTTCCGCTCATGCCGTCTACAGCCGACTGGATGCCTGACTGGCCTGCCGTCATGTCACGGGTAAGATCACCGAACCCTGAGGTCTGGTTGCTCTGGAGGTTGTCCAGCATAGTGTCTACGCTGTCGAAGCGACCACCAGTCATGTCAGAGATGCTGCCGAAGCGATCAGACAAGAAGCCTTCAAGATCAGACTTGTTCAGGCCTAGTTGGTCAAGGATGTCTTGACGAGATCCTGCGATGTCTTCTTGTGTATCCTCAAAGCCTTCCGTCATGTCCTCGGCGTTTTGGTCAAACTGACCGCCGATGTAATCTTTCTGGTCGCCAAACTCGCCTTTGATAAAGTCCTGTTGGTCATCCATGCCATCATCAAAGTAGTCTTGCTGGTCCCGGAAACCGGAAGTAACGCTGGATTTAATGGCGTCCTGACCATCTTCCAGATCACCAAAGGAACTTTCGGCATCGCTAAACCCGGAGGTCATGCCGGAATATACGTCGTCGATAGCGTTATCGAGTCCGGTGATGCCTTTGTCCATATCGTAGTTCAGATCAGTAATGTCACCGCTGATGTCGTCTTGGTTATTGAACACATCTTTGAACTCAGGGTCGGCATACTCTTTGACTGCTGCCTTAATTTCAGCCAAAGACGGGCCGCTATCGCCGCCGCCGAATACTATCATCCCAGAGGCACGAGGGTTAAGATACCGCCCGGGGCCGAACATTGTAAGGAAGGAATTTCCCATTTTAGATCTCCATATTGTAGACGTGGTAGAGAAGCTGGTAGGGCTTACCTTTGTTGCTCTCTAGATGACGAAGTCTGCGTTCCCAGCCTCGACGACCCCACACTTGCATTGATTGACACCCGTTCTTCTTTGCGAATTTTTCGAGTGTTTTGTGATGAGCGGTCCAAGTGTCCCAGTCAGGGACTTTACCAGCGCAGGTCATAATAAGCAGAGACTTGCTGTTTGCGCTGGAGGTGAACCTAGTGACTATTACGGTTATCACTTGACCGTCTTCGTCTCTGGTGAGCCAGATGTGCGCCTGTTCAGACAGGGCCATGAGGCATACTGAGAAAGGGTCGTACTCGCCTATAGACAGGCGCATGGCAGCTTCAACTTTAGGCTCAATAATAGGCCACAGTTTTAGTACCTGCTTCGGTGTTAGAAGATTTGAGTGCAATGTTGAGCCTGAGGTTGGCGCATCAACTCAACCGGTCTATCCCGGGAGTTATCTAACACTTTAGCACCTAGTTAGGGTAGTAGGCAAGTAGTTTATGCAGCCTCTTCAGGTGCGTCTTCAAGGCTTTTGTGTTTATCCTTCTAGGGCTGTGATGCTAGGTGTGCAGCATAAGCCGCCTTAACCTCGTCTGTGTGAACTGCGGCAGCAATCGCTTGAACCTCTGCACTCTCGCCTGTGATGTCGGCATCTGGTGCAACGACATGGCGGCTGAAGGATCGGCTGATCTCTACACCGTCACGTTCAATCACGGTTGCTGTGCGTACTTGGATAAATTTATGAGCCGAAACGATCTCAATCTTATCCTGTTCTGTGCGTTCTGTTAGTGCCATCGTTTATCTCCTGTGATGGTTGGACTGACTACCCTGTGATCCAACAGGGGTGGTTATGCGGTTATATAAGTCATTGAAAGTCTCAATGCCGAAGCTCCCGTTGGCATAATAGAGGTTGGTTCCCACCCCCATCCAGAACCGGGGTTGCTCGTTAAAAAGCCCATGTAAGACTGGGTAATAGAGTGGCAGCCAATACTAATATTATTTCCTCGTTGTGGGGTCCAAGCTGACGTATTTGAAACGCCCTCGGCTTCTACACCGGGACTTATAGCAAACGGCAGAGGCCCAACCATTATCAAATCGGAGCTTAGATTGGATGCCGACTGAATATCAATCATTATACTAACGTGTACTAGGTCACCCACTTTGGTATAATTACCTTGTTGTCTAAAGTAACTAATGACTGGATTATTTCCATAGTATGCAATAATTGAAGGCGAAAACGTGCCAGTCTCCACGTCATCCAGCTTATTAGCCGACCCAGTCCCGCCAAGGTATACACCGTTAGATGGGTAAAGACTGCCAGAGAGATACAAATCCTTAAAGCGTACCGTTGATCCCCCAAGAGACACCTGTGCATCTGCGTTTGTGCCGCTTCCATTGGTGGGGAGAATTGCTTGGCCATCATCATATAACTTAAACCCCATAACGCCCGAATTGACGTTAAGCCGATCACCATCACTAACAGACAGGCTCCCCACAGTGGAGCCGTTTTTGCTAAACCTCGCAATCTCCCCATCCGTTGTACGCCTATCAAAAAACGCAGCAGGGTTGCTCCCCCGAGAAATACGAAGACTGTCTGGCCTAATTTCCACACCCGCTGAAGTTGGATGGTCTGCACTCGTCTTACCCACGAGCAGGTTACCGCTGCTGTCGATGCGCATACGTTCTGTGGGGCGGACATCAGAGTTTCCCCTAGTTGAAAACGTAAGAGCCTGTCGGTAGCCAGACGTCGCCTCTTGATCCCAGCCAATCTCTGCCCCGTGAAAGTTCCAACCTTCACCAATGCCAAAACCGATATAGCCTTTACCTTGAACAGACCCAGACCCACCCGCTGCGTTGTAAAATAGTGCGGATGCGGTGTCGTTTGTATTCTCAGAAACCATCAACTTTGCATCAGGCAAACTCGTACCGATACCCACCTTATTATTCGCTGCATCAACGTGAAGCGTGTTTGTGTCCACAGTCAGCCCATCGCTGGTGATAGTCCCAGTGACGTCTACACCTGTGCTGGTGGTGGCGAGTTTGGCGGAGCCGTTGTGGTAAACCTCAACAGAACCATCCGCTGTATTCTTTAAGTAGTATTCATCAGCGGTGCTTTTCAGGTACATATGCGTACCCTGTAATACCAAGGCACCTTGCCCTGCTTCCTTGATATAACTATTAGACCCATCGTGGTAAATCTGTAGGTCAGACCCAGCGCCAAAGATGGCTTTGTCGTTGTCACCTAGAGATACATTACCAGTAAACGTAGGGTTAGCGGTAGGTGCAGCACCGACCACTTCAGCAACACTGATTTGACCGTCTGCTAGTTCAGCATTATCTGAGATCAGATTAGCTAGTGTCCGTGCCTTACTCATCGTAAATATCCTCTATCCTTCAAAACATAGGCAAATGCCCACTAGAGGGCTGCTGCTCTTACGTTAGCCGCCGTATCAACTACACCTAAGTCATAGGCTTGTGTGATTTGAACAGCTTCACCAACCGCAAGCGCAACAGAGTTGGCGTTACAGTGTTCGACCAACTTGCTAATGATTTCAGACTTTGCTTTATTTGACCGAACTGCGATAAAATTATCCGCCCATTCTTGAACAGAAACGGCGATCGACTCCATTGCCTTATAATCATGATCTTCGATTGTGAGTGTGATTGTGTGTGACATTTTCTATGCCTCCTTTTAGATTAGATGTCCCATGAAGTGTGATGGGTCTTTCAGAGCGCAAGGTCTAGTCGATGAAACCCCGCTAAGGGCCACCGTCACATAGTCCCCAGCCGATAGGCTCACAACACATGAAAATGAGTTTGATGATTCTATTCCCGTCCCAGAATGAACATTTGGATCATTTAGGAAACTTGCATAGCCTGCCCCGTTGACCTTAAATACCATAGCCATCGAATCATCGACATTATCACCATCGACGAAAGTTAAGACCGCAGTGAAAGTGTAAAGTCCATCAACCGGTGCGGTGAAGCGACCGTTTGACGTGGTATAATCCCCATTGTTATCCAACAATTCAACGCCAAAAGTTATGTCGCCATTGACCATTGGGCTTTCGGTGATTGAGGTCTCAGCATGAAACGCCGGTTGTTTCGGTCTTGAAACCTCTCCATCGTGATGAATCCGCATCGCCAACGCTGATTCGCCGTCTTGGTAGTCATTGCTGTAAAAGCTCAAAGCGTTAGTTGATACTGTGCTACCAGAGTCGAACATAATGGCCGCCGATTGCGAGTCGGGGGTTCCTGCGTTGCCATCTCGGAAAAGGATGCCACCCTCAGTTTCGGTGGCGTTGTCGATGGTTAGGATTGGGCTGTTGCCGTAGAGGTGAAGCAAGCTGTTGGGGATGGTTCCAGTAGTTGACCAACGGCTTAAGTCTGACATTCCCCAATATCCATCATGCGAAAGCATAGTAGAAGCATATGAACCATCATCTTTTTCAATACCGATAGTTAAATTGGTCGGTGCTGTTGAACTTGTCCATGTCCCAGCCGCTTCAGCAAACATGAAAGCACCGTTGGCCATCTTTGTCCCATCCGAGCCATTCCACAACATACGGCCCAAATTGTTCCCCTCAACCAATGCCGTTGAGTTGTCGCCAATGACTCCGCTCGTCGAGTGACCAAGAACAAGTTGCGTTTCAACATTTCCACCAGTTCCCCACGTAAACAGCCCCATTGTTCCGTTGTTTTTTGTCCCTGCGGCTGTCGAGTTGAGTGCAATTTGGGGGAAAATTTGAGTTGCATTCCCCGCATCGTAATATGGAGCGGACGTGCCGCCACCACCTTCTCCGAAATAAGTGTTTCCATCCTGTCGGAATGCCACATGGGTTTTTCCGTCAACGTCGATCCGACCTTCTTCAATTTGGCAATTATATGCCATTGTCATGTTTTGATTTGGATCGGCGCTGTCTACGAGGATCAAAGAGGCGTCTGTTTCAGCGGTATTGCTTATTTTAAGGGTGGTATTAGCACCTGTTATGTCTACACCTCCCGAGTCTAGACGAAAAGCCTCTGTACCATTAATAGAAGCTGTCAGAGCATTGAATACGTTTAGGTTTGCTCCGCCATCATTACTTCCACTACTGCTAAACGTCGATATTTTTAACCCTCTTGAAAGCTGCGCACCTGTAAAGATAGCCACATCAGTGTTGTTAGATCCCGCAAAAACATGAAGCGGTGTGCTAGGAGTTATAGTCCCCAGACCCAACCGTTCTGTGGAAGCTGACCAGTAAAACTTTGGCGTGGTGCCTGTGTCCTCGAAGAAGTTGATATCGCCGTTGGAGGAGAGTCTCATACGTTCTGTAAATGTCGTAGATGCCTTGTCCCAATGCCCAAACTGCATAGCTTCGCCAGTGACGGTAACGATGTCACCCTCTGTAGAACTCGCACCTTCGATCAGCAGGGATGGCTGGGCAGATGCACCTTTAAGGTTAAGCAGTGCGTGGTCATCTCCGTCATCAACGTAATCCCAAATACCATTACCAATGGTGACGTGAGTTTTATCTTCTCGACCTGCTGCAATGATACGGGCATCGCCGTTGTCGTCTGGACCTGTTAGGACCGCAAAGTTTCCATCGTGTTCACTATCGGAGTTTCCATATAGATGGATGCCAGCCCCTCTCGACCCAGTTGAATAGGCATCGCCACCTGCATAAATCTGCAACTCATCACGGCCCGTACTTGCGTTCTTTTGGATAAGAGCATTTGAACCCGTAGCACCTTCAAGCTCAATTTCGTTTGTAATCGTGACGATGGGTACAGTCAGATCACCAGTCATAGTGTCGCCAGCTACTTCAACGTAACGAGCATCTGACTGTGTCTTCGTGTAGTTATCTGCTAGGGTAAACGTACCGTAAGCTACAATGTCTACTACATCGTTAAGTGTAGCACCTGAAGCAAGAGCAATGCTTGTACCATTCGTAGCAGTAAAGTCTGTACCAGCTAACAGCTTCACACCGTTAAGGTACACATCTACGTAGCCTGTATCGTAGGTAGCAGCAAAGACTGTCTGACCAGCCGAAGCAGTATAAGTAACACGATCAGATGTACCATTCACAGATGAGCCAGCAGGAACCCAACCACCAGAGCCATAAACGTACATGATGTCGCTGGCTGTGTTGAAGTACAAAGCACCAACTATAAGTGCATCACCATCGTTATCCAGTGCAGGCGCTACTGCCTTTGGTCCAAGGTAGCGGTCATCAAAGTCATCATAAGATGCAGCCGCATTAGCTTCACTGGTAGCAGCAGCACTAGCTGAGTTACTTGCGTTAGTTTCACTTGTTGCCGCATTAGCTTCAGATGTAGCAGCGTTTGCAGCACTTGTAGCCGCAGCAGTAGCTGAACCAAGAATGCCATCTACGTATGTCTTGTTAGTTGCATCACCACCTGAAGTAGGGGCAGCCAAGCCAGTTACTTTGTTGGAACCCATTGCAAGGTTACCAGACATAGTATCGCCAGACTTAGTAACCTGTAGGCCATCCTGTTGATCTACATAAGCCTTAGTAGCAGCATCCTGTGCGGCAGTAGGATCAGTAACACCTGTTACCTTATTCCCGCCCATAGCAATAGCGCCACTCATTGCACCACCAGCTAGAGGCAGCTTAGTAGCAATGCTATTAGTTACAGTGGTAGAGAAGTTAGCGTCATCTCCCAGCGCAGCAGCTAGTTCGTTCAGCGTATCAAGTGTGCCCGGGGCGGAATCAATTACATCAGCAATCTCAGCATCTACATACGCTTTAGTAGCAGCATCTTGAGGATTAGTAGGATCAGTAAGGTTAGTGATGGTAGCAGTTGTACCAGCGTTCATGTTCAACGTACCGTCTATAGTCACGTTGTTGAAGCTAGAAGAACCTGTAGAAGTAATGTTACCTGTCACATTGCCAGTGACATCACCCGTTACATTACCCGTGATATTCCCTGTTACGTTACCTGTTACATCGCCTGTAAGGTCACCCGCAACACCACCAGAGGCAGACACTGTAGTAAACGCACCGCTGCTAGGTGTAGTTGTACCAATGGTTGTACCGTCGATTGCACCGCCGTTAATGTCAGCAGAAGCTAGGGTAGCTTGGCCCGTTGATTGTACCGTAGTGAACTTACCTGTGGTGTGGCTAGTTGCACCGATTACAGTACCATCAATGCTACCACCGTTAATATCCGCAGATGCAAGTGTAGCCTGACCTGTTGTAGATACTGTTGTGAAATCACCTGTAGAAGGTGTAGAAGCACCAATAGTAGCGCCATCGATAGTGCCGCCGTTAATGTCGGCTGTGGCCGCTGTAAGGCTTGTATTGGCGTTCAGTGTGGTAAACGTACCTGCGGCTGGGGTTGTATTACCAATAACCGTATTATCGACAGCACCGGAGTTAACATCCACCGAGGTAAGCGTAGAGGTGCCTGTAGCAGATAGGTTAACCAACGTAGTATCGCCAGTTACGCCCAGCGTTGAACTAAGGGCTGTAGCCCCTGTTATGTTCAGTGTGCCGGTTAGGGCCGTGTTGCCTGCCACATCTACATCCCCAGAGAGATACAGATCCTTGAAGCGAATTAGGTTGGAACCAAGGTCAACTGTGTTGGTGATATGCGGCTCTAATACAGATCCGGTCTCTACCGTCAGCAGTTCCCGCCAGACAGCCGAGCCTACGGCGTTGTTATAACAAATGTACCAACGGTCGTCATAATAATTATACCAGAAAGAACCACGAGCATATCCGTCATTGGCATCATCCCCATTAGTTGGGTTAGATGTTGCCGACGGGTTGTTCTTACCTCCAGTACCGCCGTGGACTGCCGGCAGATATCCATCAACTGAGGTACTTAACTCAATCTTAGGGGCATTACCTGTAGACCCGTCGTGGGAATGTCCGCCCGGCCCAAAAGCAGTTACAAGCTGGTTAAATTCAGCATTCAGAGGAGGAGCCGTGATGTTGGCCCCGTTAATGATCTGTGAGGTTGATTGCCGGGTATAGCCTGTCATTATCGTCTTCCTGAGATAGTGAACTCGAACACTAGGCCCTGAATTGAGTAGGGGGCGAAGTCTCCGGTAGTTACATATGTGATTTGAACGGCGTTGCCGCTGCCTTCTATGGGCGTGTGAAGGATGGGCTTTTCAGACCCGCCGTAGGTCACAAGAGAGGCCCCGTAGTCAATGTTCTGGCCTCGATACTGAACCGGCTGACCTTTACTCGTCTCTAAGTAAGAAGAAGGGTTAGATACGTCGGGGGAGAAGTAATCGTAGACAACAGCGAGGTTCATTTCTAAGGGGCCTTCAGCCCGGATGAAGGTGTTAACCTTCCGCATGATTTTACGGATCTCTGTGTCGCCGAAGTCGTAGAAAGGAGTAGAATACACCGCTACAATGTTTTCATCAGCAAAGGTGTTGCCCTGTTCCTGCCGATAGACCTTGCCGTCAAAGTCTCCGTGGAAGACAAACTCCGTACCACCAATATAACCGGAGGTCGTACAAGAGGCCCGTATCCCTAGCAGTTCTCCAAACTCCCACCCCAGCCTTTGGTCAGATGTACGAAGACCGCCGATGATACCAAAGGCATCAGACAGGTTGGTGTCCTCATTAGAGACGAAGTACCGTAGCTGCGACTTATTTCGGATAACACAACCACATAGATCATTCAGGTCGTACAACTCAGGTAGCTGAGAGATCGTTGGCTGTATTCGTTTAGAGATGGTCTCTAATTC